TAACAACTAAGTGCTGTGCCGAAGGAGGTCCAATAGGACTATCTTGAGAGGTTAATGGAAATCTTACTCTAGTTCCATCAAACAAATCAATCAGATTTGCTAAGTTAGTCCACTTCAGTCTTACTTGCTCGTAAGAGATTCCAGGACTCAGAGCAATATTTGGTGATGGTGTAGTTTTTTCATAATAAATTACTTCATCACCAATTAATACAGAACCATTCTCAGATAAAAATTGGTCAACACTTTCTACAACAATTGTATCTTCAGTTGCAGAGAGAGGTTCTACGATAGTTGTTTTTCCATCAAGAATATTAATATCGAGTTTATCGATATCAAGATACTGTAGGAAATTATTAAGAATATTTTGTCCCAATCCAGTCTTTTCTTGAGACTTATAGTAGTACTCAATAAACTTGTTAAAGAGGGGATACTCAGACCCAATAAAATCTGGTGTCTGAGCATTGATTGACTGAGAGACCTTATTGATATTCATCTAATTTTAGAAACAACTAGAAGTATTAAGCGAACCTGAATTTTCAATTTGACCGACTTCAACGAGAGTTGGAGTTTGGTTGAAAACCGTTGGTGTCAAACTATTTAGAGGAATTGTTGGAGGGGATATTGTGCCGAGAGGAGAAACTGTAATTTCTGGACTAATAATATTAATTATTGTTCCAGGAGTAGTTGCTGGAATTGTAGAATTATTAGCAGGTATAAACAGAACAGGGATTGTTAACCCAGTTGGTAGTAGGGTATCATCAATAACTGAACCAGAACCAGAAACTGTATCGATAATATTCAAATTTGAATCTGCAGGAACATTAACTCCAGAACCAATAACATTTACGGGTCCAAAACAAATTTCCCCAGTATCGTAATTAACGGTTCCAATAGAATTGTTAGTATAAACTTTCTTTGTTCCAGTATTATAAAAACTTCTTAAATTTCCAAATCCATCATCTTCAAATTGTTGGTCTACACCTGGTCTGTCTGCCGTTCTAAATGTTCCAGAAAGGAGAACGGGTTCTTTCTTACATGTAGTGCCGTCACTATTACTCGGAGCACTATTGTACAAGGAAGAACCAGTAGAAATGCAATAAGTATTCGTTTGATTAGTTAAAGGATTAATGTATTTCAAAATACTAGTCTGAAGAGATACGTCACTAACGCAACTATCTGCTAGTGTAATTGCCTTTTGAAACTCTTGAGACCTGAAAGATGAATTAAAGTTATTAATCTGAGTTTGTGTTGCCCAAGAAGAAATGGCATTTTGAATATTAGTTTTAATATCCGAAGCATTTGAACCGCATCCAGTATCGTACTGAACAAAAGCTTTTATGTAAATGTAGATGTTATCTGGGTCAACAATTAAGGGGTCAATAGACGCCATAGCATAAGATCTGAGTTGATTCTGCAAATCTTTTTTTGTTGCATCATTGAGAAGGGAACCAGTTTTTGTCTTAATAGTGATAAAAACTTTTCCGTAAATAGGTGGATTCAAAATATCTCCACCATAAGCAACTACAGAATCTGCATTATCATATATGTTTTTTGTAATCAATGCATAATCTTGTGATGTAACTGCTCGATATTGTGCTGAATAATATCTTGGTGCGTTGTACTTAATAGACTCAATAGTTTCTGCTGCAGATCCAAGTTGAGACTTTTCCTTTACCTCCAAAGACACACTGGATGCACCATAAGATGTTCCATTAGAATCTAAAATTCTTGCAATAACTCCAAATGAAGAAACCTGATTTGCTTCAGATCCAGAAGTTACCAAATATTCAAAGTTGATAATTTCGCCATCGTCAAGAGCTCTACCAGCACTATCATCCCCAAATCTAACTTTATACCGCATATCCTCACCTTCAGAGAGGAAATATACCCTAGTAGTTGGAGTTAAATTAGTAACAGTTTCTACTCTGTTATACAGGTCAGAAGTTGTTGATGATTCATTTGGTTTGACGGAGACTTTCAAAGTAGAGATGTCTGCATTTTCGGAGGGAATTGTATATTCCTGAGATGCAAAAGTATTAACGGTATATGAAAAATTGACAATATTTCCTTCGCTAATTAACAGATTATCAAATACAGCAATACCAGTCGTAGGACTAACAGATGCTGTTACATCCTGTAGAACATTCCAAATAAAATTTCCGCCAGTAGCAACAGGTCCTTTGCGAATAGTTACTGTGCTAGGATATACACCGTTAAGATCAGTTGTCTGAACGTTCAAATATATGCACGCTTTAGAGGCTAAAATTGAACGTGGAACATAATTTAAAAGTTTTGCAATATTAACTACATTGTCTCTTACAGTAGCAGATGTAATAAATGCTTCGTTCATTGCCATATTAGCATTGAACGCCGTATAGTACGTGTTGTAGGCTAGAGTATCAATTAAATATGATAAAGCAGACCCATCAAAGTCATAATCAGAAAACTCATCTCTAGTTCTGAGATACGACTTGATTGAGGCTTTAATATCCTCAAAATCTAATGCTGTTAGATTATTTGGTTGCATTATTCGGGTCTCTGTAAAACAAACGAAATTGTTTCAACAATAGGTAGTCCTACAATTCTATATTCTATACTGACGTTTAACTTGTTACCTTCATAAATTGGAGTAACAGCAACGTCAGTAAGTTCTACCCTTGGTTCATACTGATTAATGGTATTTATGATTTCATCCTTAATTGTGTCAGCAGTAAAGGCATCTAAAGGTTCAAACAATAACTCATTAACTTTAGAACCTATAAGAGGTTGAAATGGTTTTTCACCAGGAGTTGTCAATACTAAATTTTTAACTGCCTGTTTAATACTTGTGTCATTTTTGACTGTAGAGATATCATCAGTAAAAGGATTTCTTGTCAATGAAATTGAGAGGTCGGTAAAACTACGCGACCTCTTAAAATCTTTACCTTTGATATCCTTTAAAGGCATTACTAACTATTCTATTGTATCTCAATTATTTATCGACCTTGACCGCGATATGGCTTTCTTGCTTTATTCCTGCTAGTAGCAGCATACTTAGTATTTGCCGAACGTCCCTGACGGGTCGTTTTAGGTTTTCCTGGAATAAAATTACCACCAGAAAGACCAACTTTTGATTTTGCCATAATTACAATCCTATAAAAACATTTGGACTAGAACCCGATACCTGAGATAGGCATGGGAATGCTGTTGAACCGTCGCCTAGAGGGTCTCCAAAGCGTCCTGCAGGAACTCCACCTATAAGGACAGTCTTAGAAGTAGCAAAGAGCTTTCTAGCGTGTCCTGTAGGTGCTTCACGCCCAGCAGCAGTTCCTTGAGTACACCAATAAGCAGGTGTATTTAAGGTGACTGAACATTTCTCACCGACAGACTGGGTGACATATTGAGTTGGTGTTGGGTGTGGAGTGAGGATGTCTTGGTCAACAATAGGTATTTTACCATTAATTGTGACTCTTGCGGCTGCTGCTTTCGCAACTCCTAACGGAAGTTGTGAAATTGGTGGCCAACTAGCGGTTGGTTCGTTTGCTGGCAGAGGAACCGAATTGATTCTAGGGTCCAATGAAGTATGAGGACACCCAGGGACCATTCCACCACCATGTCCAGGTTGGAAAGTAGAACCGTTACCATATCCATGACCTGAACAATTACCCATAAACAGAGCGGCGTTACCTAAAGATGGGAAAGGCATAGTTATTAATCGTCGTAAGGGTTACCAAATGCCTCAACGGCACGAAGAACATTTTGACCAGCACCAGTTAAATTATTAAAAATTTTCATTGAACCAGATGCCGACCAAGCTTTACATCCATCACCAAGTAAAGGAGAAACTGTATAAGTGTTTGTGGTAGAACTATCTGTAGTATCTCCAGTTATGGGGTCGGTCTCAGTCGGTTCAGTTGTAGTAGAACCTGGTGTTGCCGCTGGTGGTGGGCAACTAAAGTGAGAACAACCAGTTTCAACAGGACTACACGATAGTGTAAAGTTTATATTAATGCTGGTTCTGGGGTCTGCTCGGTATTGTCTTAAAAGATATTTAGTATATCTAGACGCTTTTGGTAGTCCTTTGAGACTTCCTTGAACCGTATTGATTAATACTTCTTTTTCTGTTTTAAACTCAGGAATTACATCCTGAGTAATACTGTCGATAATTTTAGCTCCATCCTCTGCGAATCGCTCTCTCTCATTATACACTACTCTTTTAATATTGTCATCAAGTGGAGCATCTTCAAGATGACGAAGGTCATATCTAGGTAAAAATTTTGGTCTGATGGGGTCAGTTGCCGCTCTGCTGTACATACTTTGGGGTAAAACCGTGATGCGGTTTCTCTCAGGGTCTTTTTTGACATCAAATCCGATATTTGGGTCATTATTTACAATTTCCCTAGGAATTGCTTCCTGTGCTGCGTCAATTGCTGACGCAATATCACTAGAAATTGGCAAGTCCCCCTTAGGAATAGCATTTACATTCGCTTTAAAATCGCTTGCGAGGTCAGGACGGTAGTTATCATTGGAAAATGTACTTGTATCCAACTTGAAAATATTCCTGACAAGGATACTTGGCGGATTATTGTCATCATAACCGCTCCCTGGCTCCTTAATAGAGATGTTTGTAAGCACTCCTCCACTAAAAGTACCTTCAACTACGGCATTAGTACCAGAAGCAACCTCTGGAGGACCAACTAAGAGCTCTGGTGGTTTACCTAACTGGTCCCAATTAGAACCTCCATCAACAATAGACACTCCAGACACACGTCCGTTAGTGACTGTTACCGCGATATCGGGTTGATTTAGCACTCCAAAAATTTCTGGAGCGTTTTTATCTAAAGATGCCGTCACATATTGAACAGATTTATTCAAAAACTCATACAATCCAATAGCAATTGCTCTATCTGGAATACCATATCCCGCTTTTACCGTGATAATATGGTCTCTATCAGAGGTATATTGAGTATCTTTGGCAAAATTACTACCATCTCCATCAACATATGCCACATGATATGGAAAATTATCTATATCAGTGTGGAACGTGCGGGTAATAATGTGCCCATTAATGGTATCACCAATCCTCAAAAGGTCAAATCCTTCTTGTCCTTCCGTAATTGGCACTGGTCCAGTAGCAGTAACTTTAAAATTTAACGTTAAAGTAGTCTGACTATTGTCTGGATGCGTATGTAAGTACTCTAAAGCGAATACATCATTGACAGAATACCCCGTTCCAGGTGATAAAAGTTCAGATACTGTCCATCTCGTACCAGAAAATACAACACTAGCTCCAGTGTCATCAAAAATTGGTTGAACATAGAACTTGATACGCAGTCCAGTTGAAGTGGGAGAGTTCTCAATTTCAAAAACTTCAAAGTCTGCAAACTCTTCATCGCCACTTTGCCATGGATTTTGCGTAGAATCATAAGAGATTCCCTCCAAATTTCCTTCATCCCATACGTCTACGTAGGTAACACCATCATACGATACGCTGAAATCCGTTACCCCATCAGGAACTTCCGTAGATAATTGGTTATAACTGAACGCAATTTTATTACTATTAGTCCCAAATGCGAATAATGTAGGATGTGGACAGTCGGGGTCGCCCGTTAGGTCCTCATCTGCGGTATAACTAAGGTTTGTTTCCGCAGCAGTACAGTTAAATGCAGTACAAGGAATGCAAGTTGTTGTCGTTTCCGTGCTAGATGACTCAGAAGTTGATGGTTGTTGCGTCTGAGGGTCAGTCGTTGTGGTGCTCGTTGTTGTGGTGCTTGTCCTAGTCTCAATATAAAAACAAGGAGTGCCTGCTACACCAGCATCATCTGAGGTATCGTACAAATACGAGAACCAAGTATCACTTAAAATGTAGTCAAATGATAATTCACTGGGATAATAGTCAAAAAATAGTGTAGATGTACCAAGAAAACCCGCACAGGGACTTGCTACTGAGACTTTTCCACAGTTTGCTGCAGAAGCTTCAACAGGGTCTGTCAGAGCAATAGAGGAATACATGACAGCATTTCCATCCCTATCAGGAATGTTGTAGTTGCCTGTCCTAATAAGAGCAGCAGGTGTCTCTTTAAATTCTAGTGATACGCCCTCTCCAGGACGATTGGTAAAGCAATGATTTGTATTTAAGGCACCATTATCACAAATACCAGTAGTAGTCTTACATCCCATTGACTTTCTCCTCTAGTTCGCCAATCCTACGATAAATTTCATCATAGTTACCTTTAATATTCAAATATTCATCATATCCTGTGGGACGATATAAAGTCTTATCGGGCGTGGGCAACTCCGCCACATAAGATTCTAGAGACTCTAATCTCTTTCCAATTGCTAATAAACAGTCATTGATTGTTACTAAGGCTTGATTGATTTCATTCATCTTCACTTATTTTTGCTGTTCTTAATGTAAATGCAGTTCCATCTTCTGTGATATCATACTCTAACTCTGTACCAACATTCCATCCCAGTTCCTCACATACTTCATACGGAATTGTGAGGATTAAATCACCAAAATCGTCTTCTTCTAATCTTGTTGTGAATCTCTGGGACATAACTTTACATACGATTAACTACCTGAGGATTGTCAGTGGGATTATCTATCTTCCACTCGACCCATAGTGTATATAGATAATTTGTATCTTGAGTAGCATACGCAGACGCATAATAGTCTGCACACTCGTACATACGAGGGTCTAGAAAGGACTCGTACCG